CGCTTACGTCTTTATAAATGGGGAATTTTGCGCGGTAGTCGCTGAGTAAGCTCATTGTTTTTTTCACAAGTAAAAAAAAGGGGATAACACATATTGCGCTATCCCACTTGTGAACTTATTCTAAAGCTAACTGTTATTAAGGAAATAAACCTAGCGGATCATCTTTCTTGCCGCCTGCTGGCACTTTCTTTTTAACGGTTTTTTCAACTACCTGCTTGCCGTTTTTATCTTTAACGGGCCTGCCCATTGTGTCCATTACGTCTTTTTCGGTAACTTCATCAAACGCTTGATTTTCTTCCAGTTTGTAAAACTTATCATAGCCTTTTTCAGTGATTTCGCCATTCTTCACATACTCTGGATTGTTTTTGTAAGCCTTGAGGAATATTCCGCGCTTAATCTCGGCTTCTGTTGGTGCGCGTCCACCGCTTGCTTTAGCTGCCGCCGCCTCTGCTTTTGCAGTATTAGCTTCACCTTGCAAACGCAATTTCTCTTGAGCATTAGTAAGCGTGCCTTCAATTTGCATTCTTCTAGCTTCAATCTGTGAAAGCTGGTTAGCGTTTTTATTGCTTGCATCAATACGCTTATAAAGCACATCGGCTTCTGTGGTGTATCCTGCATCTGCTCTGGCTGCGGCACGTTTCTCTAGTGTTGAAAGCTTGCGCTTCTCTTCATCCTCTGGCGCTTCATAGCCGCCTTTGCCTTCCATTGGATCAGCTACGCTTGCGTCTGCAGCTTTTACACCAGCTACACGTTTATCAAACTTCGCTTGTTCGTTTTCGTTCTCAAGCTCAATGCCTGCACGTTTAAGCTGCATGTTGTACTCAGCTTCCGAAGCCTGCAAAGCCTGTCTAAAATCGAAGTCCTCTTCTTTGTTTAGAGTGTCAATGCGCTGCTTTGCGTAACCGCCTGCCGCGCCTGCAATCATAGAACCTAGTAAGCCTGCCATTATTGTTCCCCTTGTCCGAACTGCGCTACGCCGCTTTCCATTGCGCCGTAAATCTGCTTTGGATCAGCGCCAGTTTTTTCAATCAGCGTATCAAGCATCATTTGAATTGCCTGTGATAGCACCTCAGAAGTTACTTGTTCGCCTGTTACTTTCTCGATAAAGTTCACGCCTTTAGACAGTAGGTAAATGCCTGCTGGAATAATAAGCTCTTGCGGCATCGTGCCATTGCTTTTCTGGTACATAAGCAGCATGAGGCCAGTAATCGCATTGCCGATATTCTGCGCAAAGTCGCCCTCTTGTTCTAACTGGTCCAGCATTAGTTCATGAGTTTCATCTGAAAACATAATCCGCATGCCTGCGGTAATGATCTTTGAGAATGATTCCTCAAACTGTTTCGGTATTGAGTTTAGTACCTGCTCGGTAATCTCTTTAGGCGTGCCGTTAAAGTTTTCCATTATGCTGCCGCCCCTTGTTGTAATAGCCCTGCTTGCGATTGCTGTTGTTTAACTGCGTCATATTCTGCCTGCGATAAGTATTTAACTTCGCCATTGATTGCTACGGCATATTTACCTTGCTGCGCTGGCTGCTCATTGAATATTTGCGCATTAGGATTAACACCGATATTTACTTTTGGCTGCGAGTTCATATTAGCCATACGCTGCCGCTGCTGTTCCATTGCAAACTTGTCATTGTCAACGGATTGCTCTAGCTGATCTACTCGCGCATTAACTAATGGCTGCTGCTGGTAAGCGTCTGCCGCGCCGCCGATTGCACCCATAATCCCCTTTTCACCGAACATTGATGATGCGTTAGACAGTAGGCCGCTTTTACTGCCGCCGCCTGCTGCATCGCTAAATATTCCGCTTACATTAAAGTCATTGGCCTTCTGTGCCAGCGTGCCGCCAGAAGTAACCTCATTGCCTATGTCACGAATGATAGCGCCATCACTTGCAGATTCAATTGAGCCTTGAATAGCACTAGCATCTACGCCTTTGGCTACATCGGTAATCTTACCTGCCGCTGAGTTAGTAGAAGAGAATGCATCTGTTACGCCTTTGAAAGCCTGCCCGAACTTGGTATTAGAAAATGCAATTGAGTTTTCACTGAACGGATTCCAGAAGCCGCCTTCGCCTGCCGTACCTGCTGCACCTTGCAAGCCGATACCGATACCGCCTGCGATACTTGCAACCATGCCAAGCGTGCTTAATGTCTGATTGCCAGTTAAAGCACCTAGCCCTGACATAACGCCGCCTACTACCATCAAGCCGCCTAAGATACCGCCTGCTGTTAATCCTGCGCCTATCGTACCTGCCGCCGCTACTAACGCAATGGCTGGCCCGTTCTTTTGATTAAATGGCGTGCCTCGGTGCGCATCTGCAAACGGCATGTCAACGCTCATTAATCTAGCGTATGAAACTGTGGAGTACTGCGTCTTTGGAATTTTAATAGCAATCATGTTGTGGCCTCATTTAAAGGTTTAGCATTCATCCAAAAGTAGTCATAACTGCTATCTGAGTGGGTTAATGTAAAGCCTAGTCGTTCAATTTTTCTTTTATATGGATCACCTTTAAACAGGCGCGTGACTAAAAAGCCTTTTTCTTCCAGTAATGCATTGATGTATTTATAAAGTAAACCTCTGCGGCCTGCCTTATTCTGCTCTTCAAAGTTCAGCGCCATGTGAACCTCGTTTTCACTGAGCATGATTTCACCTACTTGCACGCCGTTATTTTCAATCGGCCTGATTTCCCATCCATTTAATGCGGCCTTTGCCTCGGCCATTGTTGCGCCGTGTTCTCTCATTAAGTGGTCAAGTATTGCGCCCATAGTTAAACGCTCGGAAAGGTTAATAATGAATCAAGATTTAAATTACTCATTTTGCCTATGATCTGCATACCTGATTTAAGCAATGAGTTCTGATTGTTCACAGCTGCAGTTTTAGCTTCTGCGGTTAAATCTGGGTTCATCATAATTTCACTGATATTCTTAACCGAAGCTTGATACAGTGATTGTGCAGAAGCTTCTGATTGCATCAATACTTTGTAGCTGGCTTCAACATCGGCCAATTGCTTTTTAGTTTCGGTATCAATTGTTTGCGCGAGTAGCTTATTCTGCTCACTGGCATTAACAATATTGTTGTTATTCTGCTTATCGGCATTGAACTGGTTATTCTGCTGCTGGTTAGAAGCGTTAAATTTATTAACGTCCTGCTGATTGCCTGCATTGAATGTATTGGTTTGCTGCTGATTACCCAAGTTATTATTGAGTACATTAGTCGTTGCGCCTGCATCATACTGTGCAATCGGCATAGCGCGATCCATTACCGCTGCTTGCCCTGCCTGTACTGCCATTGAGCTATTTAATAAGCCGCGAGAGTTTGCTGCTACTTTTGCCGCACCTGCTGCCTGCTGCATTAATCCAGAATCTTTATTGATTAAGTTCTCTACGCCCTTGCTCATTAACTCGTTAGGGTCAACGGCGCGAGTTGCAGCGGTAGAAGTTGCTGCAGTAGCATTAACGTTATTGGCCACTGGTGCATTAGGTACGAGCGCAGGAACAGCTGTAATAGCAGGGTATTGTGATATACCTACATTTGGATTCCAAGATTCGGCCATGCTTATTCCTTTACTTAATTGCTTTCATTATCCGCGTTCCCAACTGTTAATGTTTCTTGCATCCAACTAGATCACAAACGCTATCACCCCATTTGCGTAATCTGTTGTAGTCTATTGTAGTAATTTTGCAGCCATCTTCTAACGTAGTATAGGCTGCGTAACACTCTCGTTCACTTTCGGTAAATCCGCTGGTATCGCTTCTGGGTGTGGACAATCCAGTGGCGGCCTCACGTTCCCTTTCCAATCGCACGCGCTCAGACCAATTGCGGCCAGTAGAATCAAGACGAGTTTCATATAAGTCCTTTAGGTTTTTAGTTTCACGATCACGGTTAAGCTTGTATTTAGCAAGCTCGGCTTTGCCTTCTGCATTAGCCCTATCAACTTCTTTTTTGTGCGCTTGCTCTTTAAGATAATTTTCAAGCTTTCTGTCACTTGCTGCCTTTTCATCACTAATTATGTGCTGGTCATATTCAAATTGAATTTGATCTGATTTTTGGTAATAGTGAAAAGCTGCAAAGATTACAGCTGCCATTAAGAAGAATTGCCAGTACTTACCAATAAAAGCCATCAATGGGCTTGCGTATGATTTAATCCATAACCAGATAACAGTTAGCATAAGAGTGTCTTTCCTGCTTTAAGATCAGCCAAAGTTAAGCCGCCCGTATATTGCATGTGTGCAGTTTCTTTCAGCTTACCCGTCCAGCGTCCAGCCCATTCAAGCCCCAAGCTTTCACCGATTTCACCGCATTTTGCATAAGCAGCCCTGTCATTCCATTGTGGCTTACCGCCTATCATCGGCACAAAATCAAACGCACATTTATGGTTGTGCCAGCTATCGCCGCCTCTGGCATTGGTAACTATGCTGCCTTTTTTGGTGCGGCCTAGTGAGTACAGGTAGTCCTGCATTTCGTTATCTCGGTGCGTGCAATAGATTAAAACGTCAATCCCTGCCTTTGCGCATGAAGCTATAAACCTTTCTGCCAGTGTTTTAACTTTAGGGTGTAAATCTTCAAGCTTGCGAGAGTTAATCATTTACGACTTTCAGAATAAATTTTAAAAATAAATCCTTGCAGTACTGAAATTGGTGCGGTTACTGCAGCAATGATTAAAGCTACGTCCGAACCTGTTTTATCTGTTGTCGTAGCAAATAGCGCGGCCCATGCGAAAGCCTGCCAAGTCATCCATACGGTTATGTATAAAACGAATGATCGAACTGATATAAAGTTTTTATCATCGGCCCATTTTAAAAAGTTCATTTATTAGAACCTCTAGGCACGTACAAATCACCACGAACTTTTTCAATCTTGTTATCAAGCTGGTCAAACTTAATTTCTACTTTTTCATCCAGCTTTATAATTCCTGACTTAACACTGTTTAACTCCGTCTTAACTACCTCTACTGAAACGTACATAGCAAAACCGCCTGCTACTACAGACATAATTACCGTTTCAACTAACCTAGTAGTTAATGGTGTTGCCATTTGTGCTTTCCCACTTATAAGCGCAGCGAATGGTATGTAATCTCTTAACGTAAAACCACTCTCTACGATCTGTCTGCAATGTTCGTTCGGCATTGTTACTGCACCTTTCTTTGTTAATTTTATTTTTACTTTAGCCCTTCTGCGAGAGCTATACTTTATAACTTCTGATTCCTATAATTCTGTTTGCGTAAAGCTTTCTATCCATTAATTTATGAGCTTTCCAGCCTATATTCATGCTGTTATACTTCCCAAAACCTAACGGGATATGTGTTTCTAACTGGAATGAAGATTTAAACAGTTTAAAATTTAACCAGAATGTTTCGCCTTCAATGCCAGTTTTGTAAGCATAGTAATAATCTTCTTTAGGTACGCTGAATAGTGCGTAGTGAAATCCATAAGCCGTGTTACGTGATAGCCACCACACCCTGCACCAGTAACGGATTAACCAAGAGTTGTCGTAGTCGGATTGCGTTTTATCTGCGATAAATGGTATTTCATATTTTCCATACCAGCCTTCATCTACTGCATTATCGTGGGTTTGATATAGGTAAAACGGCTGTCTTAAATAATCACGATCAAGTACCGCATGAATACCTAATCGCTTTACATAGTCATAGCGCGTATCTCTGCGAGTAAACAAGCAAGCAATAGGATTAGTGACGAAGCAAAACGCCTCAATCACTAATGCAGGAATAAAGAATAAAAGCCAGATAGCAAAGTTAATCATGTTGGATATACAGGCATTAAAGCTACCGCCTCTGCACCTGATAACATAGGTTTAAGCCCTTTAATAACATCGGCTTTGTAAGCGTCAGCCTCTACCCATACAGATGCTTCCCATGTTGCAAATACTTGCGCCAACGATTGAAAAGGATTAACGAATCCGGCGTACAACATAAGTGCATTACCTCCACTAAAGCCAAATGATTTAGCCTTTTCATCAATTGCAGATTGTAAAGATAAGCGTACATCTTCAGCTTGTTCTGCAATAGTTTTAATGGGCTGTGGTGATGGTGGCGCATCTGCCTCAATGGTTAATTCACCTGTAATCAAATCTATAACTTGTCGCATATTTAATCCTATTCGTAAAGAATGTTGATTGAACCTGCATCAAATGTATCAGTGCCATTTACGGTAGTAATACGAATTTGTGTAAGTGTTGCAGATAATGTTTTAGAGCCGCCAGCTAAGAACACAAAGGCATCGTTCCTTCCTAACACTGCATTAGCAGCCCAAATATTTGAGCCAAGATAAGTAATTGTAGCTACACCATGAACGATTACGGTTCCCGCAGTTGCTGCTGTAGCTAATAAACCTGACGTGCTAGTAGTACCTCCACCTGATGCACCTGAAAATGCGCCAGAGCTTACATACCCTGTATTCTCAATGCCACCACTATCACCTAATTGTATTTGTATAGGAGATGAGCCATTCGTGCTTACTCCAGAAAACATGACTGTGATGCGCTTAACCCAGCTAGGAATTCCTGTATAGTCATGTGACGTACTAGAAGTAGTAGCGATTGCAGTACCTTGCACAATGTTATTTTGTCTCAATATCGCAGAGTTTAGAACCTTTGTTGTATCTGTACCTGTGTTGTAATCTGACTGTGTAGCAAATGCTGGAACGCTTGAAGAAAGCGCAGTGCCATCTTTTCTAACATAACAAACGCAACGAACTACCCCTGCTGACTCACCTCTGAATACCGCTGTATCACCTGTTGCTGTTGTGATATTTGCAGCAGTAGGCAATAAAAGACTTGCGCCATTTGTAAGTGTTAATAAGCCATCAAATACTACTGTACGCTCATAGCCCTGCGCCAATGTAATCGCTGTGATTGTTGTTGTGCCTGTAATATGGACATAGTTACCTGTAGCAGTCGTAAGGTTGACTGTGCTAGCACTGGCAATGTCTGCGCCTTGCGCTTCGTTTAATGCGCCTGTAAGTGTGCCGCCAGCAAGTGCAATCTTTTCAGTATCTAGTTCATCAAGCGCCGCCTCTACTGTAGCAGCGGCAAGGTTTGCACTGCCTAGATAACTGATTGCACTAGCATCATGCGCGTCTGTACCCGACCCTATATGTGCCGTAAGGGCTGACGATGTTGCTCGCGTATCAATGTCAGTTTGTAGCTCATCCAATGCTGCCTGTACGGTTGTGGCTGCTAAGTTACCTGCTGGAACATTAGTAACATTTGAAGCTGTGGTAACAGGAAGATTTACCCATACAGAACCGTTATATCCGCGCAAAGTAACAAGTTCGCTATCCCAATACAATGTGCCTTGCTGCAGCGCATTACCGTCATTATCTAATGTAGGTGCAACGGCTTTAGTTCCTAAGTAACGATCATCAAAAGCATCATAAGTATTGGCTACGGCTAGTGCGCTGGCTGCCGCATTTGTTTCACTGGTTGCCGCCGCGCCTTGGCTTACCAATGCCGCTGCTGCGCTTGCTGCTGCCGCTGCTTCACTAATGTCTGCGTTATTTGCAGAAGCTAAAGCTTCGGAGGCTTTAGTTGTTGCGGTAGTGGCTGCACCTGTAGCGCCTGTAAGCGCTGTTTCAATCTCGGTAGCCACCATATCAAAGCCAGATTCAATTGCATCTAGCTCATTGCGCAATGCAGATGATGAACCTAACGCGCCATTAGTCGGGTATGTGGTGTGATCGTATGGCTTTATTGGCATAATTTAACGTTGCATCCTGCGTGTTGTGTAATGAATAATCGCGCTATTAATTGTGAATGGTTTAAATACAGCTGAATCACAACGCAAAATTAACGAAATATTCTCAGCCGTTCCTGTCAAATCCTGTTCAGATGGTGAAATTGATTTACCATCCCAATAGAAGTTATCCCAAACGAATTCATCCCAGAACACTTGCGCACCATTTTTAGAATTAGCTGCATTTATGCCTTGGTTAATATCGTTTGACGCATACCCTAATTGGTAGCCAGTTTCAAACTCTGTATAGTTATTGCCAGATAATTCATAAAGCGCTTTTCTAAAACGTTTTCTACTTCTTGGGTTCTTCATGTATGAGAATGACAAGTTCACGTAATGCTCTATGCTTTCACCGTCAAAGCTCGTTCCCTTTTCCATACGATACACATACCCATCTGTGCCGCCTGCTAACACGTATTCCTCGCCTGAGTTTGTCTCAAAAGAAGCGACACAATTAAAGCTGTGTGCGAACTTAACGGGCATGATTCCTAACACTTGGCCGTTATCAAACGTAACGTGCAAGGCGTAATTGTCATTGAAGAATAATCGGTATTGATTGCGTAAACGTACAATGCAGCTGCCAATACTTTTGGTAACTCTGGTTTCGATGAACGGACGGATCAGCTTTGATACTTGAGAGTTTGCGAAATTACCGAAGTCTTGCGAGGCTGCTAGTTGTCTAATGCCTAATGTGTCTAGTGCATAGCCTTGTCCAATACTTTGCATCGTGTAATCAAACGCACCTGATTCAAAGCTGTAAGTGACTAGCTGCCAATTGTCTGCGCCAGTACCGTACAGAATTGCGGTTTTATTAGTCGTGAAAACTGCCAGCGCCGAAGTAGCGTTAGAACCTACCAGAGACAAGAATCCTGTAATGGTGTCGCCCATTGCCAATTCACCAGCGCCATTAATTACTGTGTATGAATATGGATTGCCTACCGCGCTATGCTGTGTTGAACCATCAAAGCTCAACATTAAGTAATTCACATGCGCGATGATGTGTTTCGGCGTGTCTATCACCATACCTGTGCGAAGTGGTACATATACCGTACCGTCAAACTCAAACGCTTCATGCACCCCACTGGCCCCGTACATTTTAATGCCAGTGGCAAGGCCGCCGAAGTTATGATTAATGCATTCATAGCGGCCATTTGGCGCTAGTGTGATTGCTGCTTCTGCGCCTGATAGCGTGATCGTGCCGCCGCTTGATGTGCTTGCTGCGCCTGCTGCAAAATTGCCGCCTGCTGGCAATGTAAGAATTAAACGGCCAGTATTAACGCCTGATAGCAATGATCCTGTTTCCAGCACTACGCGATTAATGGTTGCCGTTACGCCGCCCTGCGTAAGCGTATCTAAATCCAGCACATTGACATTTGCATTGGTAAACTCCACCTGATAGCCAAGGTCTATTTTTACCCATCCAGCGCCGCTACTCACGTACATATCTGCCGCTGTGCCGCCTAGATTGTTTCTAAAGCCATAAGTATTGTTGTTATAACGATGCACGCCCAGAATGCTACCGCTGCCTGTAATTGGTAGAATGTCTGCTCGGTAAACATTGGCTGCAGCATGCAAATACTCGGCATTTAATCGCGCTGTTTCTGCGCCGCCTAATGCAGCCGCGCTGGTGCTAACTGCTTTTGTTACTGCTGCCACCTGTATATTCTCGGCTTCAATAAAGAGACCAAATGATTTTGTGAACGCTATATAGCTATCTGTTACCGCAATCACGTAACCTGTAGCGCCGCTGGTTTCCCCTGTGATCGTGTCACCTACAGATACCGTATCAATGAATGTGCATCTTACAATCCTGTAAACTGCACTCGATGGCTGTGCTTGACCATCAAAGCGCTCATAGCCTGCGATTCTGCGATAGCCACCGTCTATATCAACCTCAAAGTTCAAGGCTTCCATACACATGCCATCTGGCATTGATAACGGCGGCGTGACTAAGTTAAGCCCACCACGTAGCGGAAAGTAGCTAATTTGTACCGATGGCATCTGCATTATGCGCGAATCACTTCTGGGTTAAGGTTATTGCCTGCCAGCTCAGAAGCCAGTAAGCCGCTAGGTTTGTTCCCTGCGTTACCCTGTTCGCGTCTTAGCTTCTGTTTTAATTGCTCGGTAGTTTTAGCGTAATCTTCGGCCTGCTTGTTTACAGGGCTATTTCCTGCCTTCTCTGATAGTGCTGCGATTTCACCATAGGCTGATTCCATATCTTCCAACTGGCGATAACCTACTGCAATTCCGTTAAGCTTTTCTTTCTGCACGAACTTTGATGCATCGTTTACTTTGGCTTTATCAATATCAGCTTGCGTGTAATTACCTCTGAATGAGTTATTTGAATAAGCAGCCATACCTGCTTGGCTGCTAGATGGATCTGCTTCTATTCTTTTGCCTAACTTTGCATCCATAGATGCGTTGTACTGGTTCATTCTGGCCTGAGCGTCCTGCATGGCCTCTTCTTGCGTATCGTAGTAGCGATCATCGGCCAATTCTCTACCTTTTTCTGTAGCTGACTTTTTCATACCAAAACCTAAAACGTTAGCCAAACCACCTTTGCCTGCTATTGAGCTGCCGTTAGGGTTTGTATTACTACCAAAGCCATTAATGCCACCTTGCGTTAGCATGCCGCCACTTGGGTTAGCTTCCGCAACTGGATTTGAACTAGCCTTATATCTTTCAACTGCCTGCCCTGATAACTGCTTTTTCAAGCCTTCATAGCGTGAGTTGTAGCGCTTCAAATCTTCTCGGTACTCTTTGTTGCCGTTAATGTCTCGGCCTAGCCTGTCTGCTTTCATGGCAAGGCGTTTAGAACCATAAGAAACGTCATCACCCATAGCATCAACAACTTGCTTCTTGTTGTTTGCAGAAGCTTTGTAATCTGCATTTGCTGACTTAAGCTCAGAGAACGCTTTATAGTACTGATCCGCTGCGGCCTTCTTTGCCTTACGCTTTGCTGCTGACGCGCCTGTTGCCATGACTTACCCCTATTCCAGTGTTTGCGCCGCTGCAATAGTCGGCAATTCGTGAATTTCCATTTGAAAGATAATGCGTCTGTACTCTTTTTCAGCATCGCCGTAGATTTCACCAGCGGCCTCATAGCGTGCATACTTCATCATTGCGCGGTAAACAATTGCCTCATGGTATTGCTCTGGCAATTCTGGTTCATCCATATTGCCTGTTAGAAACTGATTAGATTTGTAGTACTCGCCGTTTACCGTGTGAACCAAATCCGAGATAGGATTAAGTACAAGGTTTTTATTTGGCGCTACGCTGAAATTAAATGGCTTTCCTTTGATGACTGAGCCGACTAGGAATGCATCCCGAAAGTCTGGATATGGCACGTATTGAAGAAATGCGGAATCTGAGACACCAGAAGCGGTGTTGTAGGTACTGAGTGAGAGAATATCCCACCCTAAGAACCTAGTCGCAATACCAGCCTGCAATGATGTGTATATGCCTTCGTTCGGTGTAGTCTGAAAGCTAAATTCGCCTTTCATCCATAACCAGTTAGGGCGCTTCATCTGTATGTCGTTGTATGCCGAAGCAACCCACCCGACAATACGCGCCATTTCGCCCGTCTGATTATTTACCGAAGCAGGGCCAATGCCACTTATGCCGCACTCGCTTCTAACCCGTTTGCACAAATCCAGAAAATTCATGCTTATGCTCGGCTAGAAAGTAAATCGCTTAACCACTTGCCGCCTTTTGGGTTCTTATCTTCGATCACACTAAACGGATATTTCAGTGCAGAAGTCTTAGGATAGTCAATGTAGCGCTCACCTTGCTCATTGGTTTTTTCCACGTTGCCGTAAGCAATTGGACGCGCACGACACAAGCGCTCTACATATTTGCGCTTGATTGTGATTGCTACGTCACGAGGCAGCCAAGGTATACCATTAGGACCAGCGCCTACACCATTAACCGCTAAGAAAACCATTGGCTCTGCATTAGGGTCTGTTGTACCGTGAAGCTGGATTGTTAAAAACTCTTCATTAAATGCAAGCTGCGCCGCTTTATCGCTGAATGTAGCAAGGTTGCTTTCAACTAGAATTTCTGGCACTTCTTCTTCTGGCGTACCATCTTGCGCAAATTTAAACGATCCTTCTGGTGCTACGCCTAATTCCTGTACGTCTAAATTCTTAACTGTGCCATGAACGCTGCCGTTGCCGCTATGATTTCCGTGTCTAGCCATGTTGATAAACTCCAAGTGAAAAATAAAAGAATCTAATCTTTGTAATTTGTACTTATACGCTTACCCACCTGTGAACTAATTTAGGCAATAAAAAAGCCCCAATTAAGGGGCTTTTCTAATTTAAGTTAACTTATAGGTTAACTATTAAGCAAGGCTTGGTGCGCCTGCCTCGATTACTGCCATCCAGCCTTGATTTAGAACTACTGCTGCATGGTAAGCTTTCGCGCCGATGTAACCACGTTGGCCTAATGGATCGTTCTTGTCTTTCGTGCCAGCTGGCAGGAATGTAGGGTCAATCGCATTTACACCACGTAACGCCACTTGGCCCCATGCATCTTCTGCCGCAACGATTACAGGGTAAACGTCAAGGTTCACGCCGCCAGTAGAGTACAAGCCAGTAGCGCCGATTACTGCACCAGCATCAATGTAGCCTGCTAACTCTGGTGACAGAATGAAACGGAAGCGCTCAATAGAGCCGATTTCGTTTTCATTGATAGGCTGTTTAGAACCATAATCAACTACGTTGGTGAAGCCTGCAATGTCACGAATCGCTGCTTCCATATCGGTAGAACAGAACACCAAGAAGCCAGCTTCAACTGCTTGTGTACCGTAGTTGCCAGAACTTGAGATAACTTTGGTAATACGCTTACCGTGATTTGTCATCAATGAACGGGTTACTTTACGCAGCAAGTTCAATGTAAGTGTTTCATCTACTGTATCGCGTGAAGTACCGCCTGAGTAGAACACGTTTGTTGCGCCTTTCAATTCACCGTAGCGCACCATTTCACGGATCAAGCCCATAGCTTCACCCGTTTGTGTTTTCATTTCGCCTGCTACGTCATCTTCGTAGAAGTCCATTGTCTGATCGGTGATAGAGAACAATACAGCGTACTGTTTCAAAGTCACATCAATATCAACTGCAGTCAAAGTTACGGCAGTAGGCGTTACACCTTCCGCAGTTTCTTTGCTTGATGCGTATGTATCTACGTTTGCGCCAGTGATCCACTGGTTGTCTACACCGCCCAATGGCAACCAGCGGCGGAATGTCGCTACTTTACCGTTGTTTTTAGGAATAGGTTTTTGCATACCAGTGATACCCAATACTTCTACTGGAATGGCAGCTTTCAGAATATCCGCTTTGAATTTACCAATACGGGCCGCTTGTGTTGCTAATGTTTGAATAGCCATGATGTTTTAATCCTTATTTAAATTGTGCATTAAACGCATCTTCTTCTGAGACTAAACCGTTAGGGGCCTTATTGCCGCCTTTAGGTAGTACAGCATCGAGTAAGCGCTTGTTGTTTTTTTCTTTAGTGTTTTTTACTGTGTCGCGCCATGTTTTAAACTTGGTGAGTTGTTCACCCAGATACATAGCATCCCAACTGTTATCTAATTCATGCTGCACTTCGGGCGTTTGGTTAGCTTTCCATGTACTAAAATCTTCTGAACCGTAAACGGTTGTCCAATCTCGGTGCTGAATGGTTAGCAAATTAGTATTCATCGTGCGGTTAAGCTCTTCTCGAACCTTGGCAACCTCAGTATTTACAAAAGGCTGTATTGATTCTGCGTTCACTCCACCACTAGACGGTAAACTAATTCCTGCTAAGTCCTCGGCCAGCATTTCGGCAATTTCTGGGAACTCTTCATTTAAGCGCTTGAACTGATCTTTAGTAACCCTGACGTTTGCCGCGCCGCTGTTACTATTGTTAAGTTCCTGTAGTTTCTGTAGCTTCTGATTAATCTCGCCAAACTTGCCATGAATCTGACGTATTTCTTTTTCCGTCAAATCAATGCGTGCTGGAATGTCATTCAGCAAGGCTAAAAGCTTTGCGTGTTCATCCTCTACTTGCTGCTCTGGCGTTTCATCAGCTGCAATCACTTCTGCGGCTTCATCTGCTGTCTCTTCTGTATCAGGCTGCAATTCCTGTACTTCGGTATCAGTCTGCTCATTGTCGGTATTATCTACGGGCAATTCACCAAACTGTTCAGCGAAAGCTGCTTCTGCTGCTGCGCTATCAACTTCTTGCACTTCAATTTCTTCGTTCTCTACTGCCATTACATTTACTCCTGACTAAGTGAAAGGTGATTACTCAGCGTCCACTGGTTGCGATGGGGCCAGATTACCTAGCTCGATCATGTTTTTTATTTCAGCGATACGGCCTCTTAACTTGGCCGTTTCATCTGCGGATAAATTTCCGTCATTCTTTGCACGAAGTATTAACAGTCTTGCGTTCAAATGTTCTTCAAGCTTTCGCCATAAAGAACTGTGAATGTCGCTAGGCAGTAATAACTTCTCTTTGTTAGGTATAACCATACTCTCGCCCACTTGTTAAATGCCCTGTCCTGTATCGCGCTTCAATTGCGCCTCGGTAGCGAAAATCTCACGTTTGTTTTTCTCTTTCATTGCCGTGTCTGCCAGCTGCGCTTTAATTTTGTCTAGGCTGATCTTCTGGCTATTGGCAAGCTCAAGCATCTTGATCTCACGGGTAAGGTTCATTTCCTGCAATCTGAATGCCCTATCCTCGCGTGCGTCCTGCATGCGTAGCTGCATTTCAGTCTGATCTGATTGAATCTGTGCATTGGCTTTGTTTAGCTCGGCCTCGCTGCGTAACTGTGCAACTTTCAATGAAGCTTCTGCGGTAATCTGTCTAGGGTCTTGTGGCTGCTGCTGTGCCTGCGCCTGCGCTTGTTGTTGCTGCTGCGCTTTCTCTTCTTCGCTGTACTCAAGCTTACGCACATCAATACGCTGGCTTTGCAGGTATTCTTT